ATAGTACCTCCAGAAGAGATAGATGAAATATGGCCTAAAATAAAACACCAAGTAAAGAGAACTAACGACACAGTTCTGAATGATACTGATGTATATAACTATTTAAAGAATGGTGAGTATTTCTTATGGTTAATTACTGACAATAAAACAGAAGAAATTATAATTGTATCTACACTATCACTTCTACAGTACCCAAGAAATCTAGTGTGTAGAGTTGTTACACTAGCTGGAAGCAGGTTAGAAGAGTGGCTTCTGGATTACCTACACACAATAGAAGAGTGGGCTAGATCAAATGATTGTAGCTACATAGAAGTAGAGGGAAGAAAGGGATGGGTAAAGAAACTAACAGAATATAAGGTAGACTATTACACCTTAAGGAAGAAACTATAACTCTTAATTTATAAGAATAACATGAAAATATATACAGAAGTCAACTATGAATGGAAGAACGATAAGCTTGTAAAATTATCATCAGATTCTTATGAGTATGAAGGTGAGGTTGAACAGGCAGGAGGAAGTGGGGGGACACCGAAGCCACCAAAAATTAAGATCAAGACTCCAAAGATCAAGATTCCAAAAATTAAGATCAAGATTCCAAAAGTTAAGATCAAGATTCCAAAAATTACTATACCTAAGAAACCTACTATTATATCTAATCTTCAAAAGGCTGTGGCTGGTGGAACAACCCAATTGAAAAAGAATTTACACACCGCAGCTTCCACAACAAAATCAAATATTCATGGAGTAACTACTGCGGCAAGAACTGGACTACATGAGGGAACATCTGCGGCAAGAGCAGGAGTCCACGCAGCAACTTCTGCGGGTAGAGCTGAATTACATAGAGGAGCAGATACATTAAAAGCTATTTGGGATCAAGCTCGTGGTAAAGGTGGAAAAGACGAAGGTGGTCAAGCTGGAGGCTCTAAACAAGCTATGGGTTCTGGTACAGAAGTTTCAGAGAAATCTGGTAAATATGGATCTAAAGGCCAACTAACTACATCTAAAAGGAAGAAGGGTAACAGAGGAAAAGAAGGACTTAAAGTTAGGGTTGCATGAAAAACAAAGTAGAAGAGTTACCCATTGGTCAACTTGCTAGTTTGTATGAGCATTCCTTTGGGGAACGTGAAACGTATCTCAATAGAGGTAGAGAGTGTGCTAAATTAACTATCCCCTCACTTCTCCCCGATTCAGGTGCAAACTTTTCTACAGTATATAAGACTCCTTTTCAAAGCATAGGTTCCAGAGGTGTGAACCACTTGTCTAGTAAACTACTTCTCACATTACTCCCTCCTAACTCCCCTTTCTTTAGACTAACAATTGATGACTTTGATCTAGCAGAAATAGCAGGAGATACAGAACAACGTGGTGCAGTAGAAGAAGGATTCTCACGTATCGAAAGAGCTGCAATGAGTGAGATAGAAAGTAGTGCATATCGTGTACCTGTGTTTGAAGCATTAAAACATTTGATTGTCACAGGTAACTGCTTACTATATCTTCCAGAAAAAGGTGGAATGAGAGTATTCCATTTGGATAGGTATATATGCAAACGTGATCCTATGGGGAACTTACTATACTTGATAACAAAAGAAACACTTGATGCAAAGACTATATCTCCAGAAGCAAGATTAGCTCTAGGGCTTTCCTCACCGGAGGAGTTGACCCCTGAAACTCCTGATAAGCCCTATGAGCTATACACTTACATTTGTAACAAAGAAAAGTATTGGCATGTACATCAGGAAATAGGGACAACACCTATCCCTGAGTCTTATGGCAGATACAAGATTGATAAGAACCCCTTCATTGCACTACGATTTAGTAGGGTAGATGGAGAATCCTACGGACGAGGACTCGTTGAAGAATACTTAGGCGACCTTCGTTCTCTTGAAGCCTTGACACAGGCTATTGTAGAAGGATCTGCGGCTGCGGCTAAAGTCCTATTCTTAGTTAGACCTAATGGTACTACAAGAATTAAAACAGTAGCAGAAGCACCCAATGGTGCAATAGTACAAGGTGATGCAAATGACGTTTCTACACTACAGCTTGATAAGTTCAACGACTTTAGAGTTGCCTTAGAAACTATGAACTCGATTAGAGATAGGTTATCTGCGGCTTTCCTACTCAATTCCTCAGTACAAAGAAACGCTGAAAGAGTTACAGCAGAAGAAGTACGCTTCATGGCACAAGAACTAGAGAGTGCTCTAGGCGGTGTCTATTCTGTTCTTTCTCAAGAATTTCAGCTTCCTCTTATAAACCTAATACTTCAGAAACTAGTCAAAGAAGGTAAGATGCCCGACTTTCCGAAAGGAAAAGTAAGGCCTCAAGTCGTGACTGGATTAGAAGCACTAGGAAGAGGTCAAGACCTAACTAAGTTAGCACAGTTCTTAGAATACCTAGCTCCACTAGGCCCAGAAGTAATAGCTCAGAGACTTAATGTTGATGACTATATGGATAGACTAGGAGCTTCACTTGGTATTGATACAGGAGGACTAATAAAGACTGAAGAACAAATACAACAGGAACAAGCCCAAGCACAAGAAGCTCAAGAGGCTCAAATGCAAAAGGCTCAACAGGCTCAGATGATGAGTGATGTTGTTAAAGGAGCAATCCCACCAGTTGCAAAAGGAATGGCAGATGGTATGAAGGACAATCCTGAAATGGCTGAGTTTATCCAGAAAGCAATATCTCAACAGATGGGTGGAACCGCATAATCACACACTCTAAAAGGAAACGATGTCAACAGATTCAGTAAGTACATATCAAGGTGAAGGAACAAATTCTGCCGGATCTCCAGATCATATACACAAGATGTTAGCAAAGGTAGAAACACCTATTGAAATTAGTGATATAGGACTCTCAGACGAAGCTCCAACCGTAGGTACACAAGATAGACCTGAGTGGCTCCCAGAGAAATTTGGATCTCCTCAAGAAATGGCACAAGCATACAAGAGTCTGGAACAGAAGTTATCAGGTAGTCAAGAAGAAGTAGAACAGTATCAGCAAACCGAACAACAAGCTCAAGAGACTCAAGAGATTCAAGAACAGTCTACATCACAAGTATACCAACTACTTGATGAAAAAGGATTAGATTTTGAGGTCTTCCAAAATGAACTAAATGAAACTGGAAACCTATCTAGCGAAGCATACGAAGCACTTGAAGAAGCAGGTATACAACGTGAAATGGTTAATACTTGGATTGAAGGCCAAAAGGCTAAAGCAGATCAAAACATAAATACTCTCTATAATTTAGCTGGAGGTAGTGAGTCCTACAATCAAATGATACAATGGGCTGATAACAACTTACATCCAACAGAAGCAGAAGCTTTTAATAAACAGATAAACAACTTAGATGCTACAGCAGAATTAGCAGTTACAGGTCTATACGCACGATACCAACAGTCTGAAGGTGCAATGCCTTCGTTAATGACTGGTGATACTAATGTGTCAATTGAACCACGTTATGATTCACTAGCTCAAATTACTTCGGCAATGAGTGATCCGAGGTATGAAACCGACCCTGCTTATAGAGCACAGGTCGCAGGACGGCTGAATAATTCTACCGTCATCTAACAAAGAATCAAAGACAAAAACAAACAGTAAGACTTTGCCCCATGCGTGGGATAACTCTGTGCTGACCTTTGTGAGACTACGATTTCTGAGTTATTAACCAATAACAATTAATCAAGGAAAAACAAAATGGCTACTGATTATAGTGCTATTCATAGGTCTGGAGTTAGTAACGCTACTGGTGATGCTAGAGCGTTATTTCTAAAGTTATACGCAGGAGAAGTGCTTACAGCTTTCCAGTCTAAGAATATAATGATGCCTTTACATCGTGTCCGCACGATTTCTAAAGGTAAGTCAGCACAGTTTCCGATGACTGGTAAGTACCGTGATGCGGCTTATCACACACCGGGAGCAGAGATAGTACCGACTGCCTCTAAACAAGGTGAACGGATTGTCTCAGTTGACGATCTATTAGTCAATGCTCAGTTTATACCGAACATTGACGAAGCAATGTCGCATTATGACATTCGCTCAATCTATACTCAAGAAGCAGGATTTGGACTCAGTAAAGTTGCTGACCAAAATATCCTTCGTCTTGGTATTAAAGCAGCTCTCTGTGAGACTTCTGCTATGGCAGCACTAACAACTGGTGCTCCAATGATTCAAGGCCCGTATACGGCTTTTGATGACGAGGATTTCTCAGGCAACGTAGTTGTAGGTGGAGATGAGACTACTACATCTTCAATTGCATCTAGTATCAGAGACCCTAAAAAGATTGCACAATCCCTAATGGATGCCAAGCGTATTCTCACGAATAACAATGTGCCGGGTGATCCATTCGTAGTTATGTCAAATGACATGTACTATGACATGTTTAAGATCTCAGGATCAAGTAACCTGAATGATCTAGCAATCTTCAACCGTGACATTGGTGGATCAGGAAGTGTTGCAACAGGACAAGTACCTACAATCTTAGGTATGCCTGTGTACGTAACTAACCACTTAGGTTCCTATAGTAATACAGTAGGAACTACGTGGTCTTCTGATTTGTGGACTCATTCTGCTGGTGCAGTAGCAGTTCATGAAACCAATACTAATCCAGCTTGGGGAGATCATCAGCCTCTAGCTTCATCCGTAGGTTCTGGAAGAACAACTCAGTATGATGTTGGTAATACCAACCATGCCGCATGGTCTACCCATGTGACAAATACTGGTTCAACTGGTTCTTCAGCAGTAGCACGTAAAACCGCTTACATCTCTGATGTTGCAATGCGAGTACGTGCATTAGTAATGACTAAAGATGCGGTTGCTACTGTAAAACTAATGGATCTTTCAGTTGAATCTGAGTATCAGATCAACAGACAGGGTACATTAATGGTGTCTAAGTACGCAATGGGACATAACGTGTTACGTCCTGCGTGTGCTGTAGCTTTGCTTCAGGGTTTATAGAAGTAAGGTAACTCTTAGGGAGTATCCTTTAACGTGGGTACTCCCTTTTTTTTCAATAGGAAACTAATGATTGATTACAAAAATAAACCTACTGGCAATGTTAGAAGGGCGGGTACAGACCCAAAACTACTAACTACTGGTATGGAAGATACGATAGAGTCAGGTAAACTTATACGTAAAAACTATAGATCATCATTAAAAAACCTACAACGTAACTACAAAAAGCAGGGTAGTGCTTTAACAACAAGAGTAATTAATGGAATAAGCAGGATGGTAAAGAGATTT